CCCTCTGCTAATGCAAAGATCGTTCGTGACTACTACGAGCGCAGGGGCATCGTTGAGGCGGCTACGCAGATGCTAAGGGATGCATCAGACCTTACTGCAAGCACCATTGAAATCAGGGAGGCCGCCGAGAGCCACGTATTTGCCCTCAGAACGCACGGAAGTATTTCCGGGGTAAGACCTACTGAGGAAGTGTTATCGTCGATTCTGGAGGGCTTGGAGGAGGCACAGAGGCGTGCTGCGATTGGAAAGGTGCTTGGCGTTACCAGTGGCGTTCCAGATATAGACAAGATCACGCTTGGGTGGCAGGGGTCAAAGGTTTACACGCTGGCGGCGAGGCCGGGTGTCGGTAAGACTGCTCTTGCCATCGGCTTTGCCTTTGACAGCCTGGTGCCAACGCTCGTTTTTTCCATGGAGATGGATGCCGAGGAACTGGTGGAGCGCAGGCTGATGCCCGAGGCCGGTGTGAACGCATACAAGGCCAAGCGTGGCAACCTAAAGCAGGAGGACTGGTATGCCCTTACACAAAAAAGCGGCGAGCTTTCCCGCGTACCTTTATGGGTAGACGATAGACCAGGTCTGTCGGTCCACGAGGTTCGCAGTGTAGCCCGAAAGATGAGGGCGAAGCACGACATTGGCCTTGTCATTGTGGACTACTTACAGCTTGCTCACGGCGTTGGGCTTGGAAAGAGTGCCAACAGGGAGCAGGAGGTGGCGCAGATAAGCCGTGGCATGAAGGAGATGTCGAAGGAATTGAAGGTTCCAGTCATTGCTCTTTCGCAGCTCAACCGTATTAAGGCTACTGAGCGACCGGGGCTTGAGAACCTTCGTGAGTCGGGTGCCATTGAGCAAGACAGCGATGTCGTTATGTTTCTATGGCGCGATCAGGACCTACCAAACGGCGATCCGTCTCGAGTTGTAAACTGGGCGATTGAGAAGCATCGTGGCGGCACTCGCGGTGGAGGTCAACTTGTTTATCAGCCACAAACGGCACGGCTTGTGCCATATCACGAAGATGAGCAGAAGACCATCTATGTGGTTCAACAGTAAAAACAAACAAAAATAAGTCGGGGGTCTTTCACGGTATGATTAACACAGCACATTTGATTTTGCGTCGCTACGCACTTGGATACAGTCAGCGTGAGCTGGCAGACGAAATTGGCATAACTAAGGATCACATAAGCCGCATCGAGTGTGGTCGCGTCAGTCCACGCCTTACTACGATAGTTGCGTTATGCCGCGCATTAGAAACAGAGCCAAGTAAGGTAATACTATGGGACTGACAGTAGGAAGCCTGTTCAGTGGCATAGGTGGACTGGACCTCGGTCTTGAATGGGCTGGTTTTGAGACAAAGTGGTTTTGCGAGATTGAGGAATTTCCACAGAGGGTGTTGAAACATCATTGGCCTGAGGTGCCGATATACAACGATGTCAGAGAAATCACAGCAGACACAGTTATTCCTGTTGATGTCATCGCCGGCGGATTCCCCTGCCAAGATATATCATGGGCCGGCATTGGGCGAGGAATTGATTATGACCTATCTGAGCAAGAGGGAACCAGGTCTGGTCTTTGGTGGGAGATGTGGCGCGTCATACGCGATCTTCGACCCAGATACGTCATTGCTGAAAACGTACCAGCACTCACTCATAGAGGACTCGACATTGTACTCGGAAGCCTTGCCCAAATCGGGTATGATGCGGAATGGCAAACTATATCAGCGGCAAGCGTGGGTGCCCCGCACATTAGAGAAAGAGTGTTCATCGTGGCCCACGCCAACGACCCGCGACCACAAGGACGGGAAGTCTTGCAAGAACGTGGAGGACAACGGCCTTCTGGGGCGGGTGTGTCACAGCCGGACTGGTTCGGAGGACCAAAAGGACAGCCATGGCCAGTCTCATTCAAAATGGGCAACACCATCGGCGAGGGACTGGAAGGGGATGAGCGGAGCTGGTTGCAAGGAAAGGGGCGGAAGGCAGTCGGAGCTTCCGACACAGGTGGACAGATGGGCAACACCAAGGGCGAATCAAGCAATGGCAGCAGACTTCACGGAGTCAACAGCAGCCAGTCACAGGAATCCAAACTTGGAGACACAGGTGGCAAGAAAAATGATGTGGTCAACGCCGAACGCTTCAGGGGCAGACGCCGGGGGAAGCAACAGCAGGAAGGCGTCAAAGAAAAGAGGGGCGCATCAAAGTCAGTACAATGGGTGGAGACTGAGTACGATTTTCGTGGCATGGCTTATGGGGTTTCCGATAGGGTGGGCGCACTTAAAGGATATGGAAATGCCGTCGTACCACAGGTCGGATACCTTGTCGGAAGAGCAGTAATCGCACACTATATGGAGGGAAAGAATGATTGATGCAAAAGAGCTGTGGACTGAGCGCCTGCGCCAAGAGATGAGCAGGAGTCAGCTGGCAAATAAAGTGGGAAAGCACAGGGACACGATTAAGGACTGGGAGACAGAACGATTTGCACCGGGGCATCCTGTTGACTATCTTCGTTGGTGCCAGGCACTTGGTGTCAACCCAATTAAGAATGCTGGTCTAAAGCAGTGGTGGGACGATCAGTCAAGTTCAACTAAGTAAACAAAATCAGAGGTGCTTTTAATGAAGCTTGAAGAGATCATAGGCGGAAACCCGTTCAAGAACATACAGCGGCTTGACATCAGCCAAGAGGAGTACTTTGCCATTGACGCTTACAGCAGTACGGACCTGCGTACCCTGTACATTGACCGTGGTCAGCCCTATGGCATGGCGCAGAAAAAAGCAGGCTCCTACGTAGAGTCCGATGCAATGCTACTCGGCTCCGTCATTGACTGCCTTATCACAGAGCCAAAGGAGTTTGACAATCGCTTTGCTGTATGGACACGCGACATCAACACGCCCAACACACCTCTGCAACAGGCTGTGTGTGATGAGATCATCGCAGGGGTAGACCCTACGGAAGCCCACGCTAACCATTACAAGAACAGCGGGGAAAAAGCAGTAGCCCAGTTCCTTGAGCAGTTTCAGCCATACTGCTCTAACTACAGGATGATTAACATGGGCGAAGAGAAGAAGAGGCGTATGCTTTCTGCCGATCTTGCCGAACGTGCGCGAGAAGCCGTCTCAGCGGCTCGTGAGCACACGCAGTTCGTGGAGATAGTCAAGGGTAGCGACAAGCAGGTTGCGTTCGTTGCAGAGGCATTTGGAGTGCAATGGAAGGGTCTACTGGATTTTTACCGCCCCGGCTACGTCACAGACCTTAAGACAACAGGCGATTTCCTTGGTATAAGGAGCAACTTCAACCGCCGCGCCTATGCTATCCAGATGCGCCTATACGCATGGCTTGCAGAGGCTCACACGGCAGAGCATTTCTACATTGAGACGCAGGAGCCGTACAGGACAAAGCTGACTGATGAGCCGACGGAGCTGATGAATGAGGAGTTCTGGACAGAAAAAACGCTTGAGATGATGCAACGCATCGCTCATCACCACAAAAGCGGCGACTGGCTGCGTAGCATGGAGTACCATACCAATGGTGGATATGAACGCCTTTAACATGTACCTCAAGGCGGTGCTGATGCTCTTATCCATAGGCATCTTGGCTATCGTCTTTGTTACCTTCGTTCGCGTAGTGTGGATGCTGTCATGGCTCCTCTTTGGGACTGTGGGCGCATACGTGCTAACCGTGCTGGCAATTTTATCAATGGCATATACAATCTATGGCTACCAAGCAGAAGCAACGCGGGAATCAGGCTGAGAAGTACGTCATTGACACAGCCCTTGAAAAAGGCATAGAGTCGCAACGTGCCTGGGGAAGCGATGGCAGGAGCATGGGTCTTACCGCCGCCGACGACGGTGTCATTGGGTGGTATCGCTGGCAGTGTAAGCGGTTCATGCACAAGTATGTGCCGAAGTGGTTCATCACCAATGTCATAGACTACCTATCAGGAGATATTGACATCGTAACCATCTACGTGGACAAGGCCAAGGGTCATCCAAGAAAGGTGTATGTGGTGCAGGAGCTGGACTCGTGGCTCAACCTAAAGAGAATGGCAACGCTATATGGCAAGCCTGACGATAGAGATGGTGGACGGACCCAGGAAGGGTGACTCCATTACGCTCAAGAACGCATGGGAATATCCAGAGGTGCATCTTGCGCCGTACAAGGATGAGAATGGCGACATGAAGATCGCTGAATACCGGGCGGAAAGACTGCCCGGAAACGCATTAAAAAAGGAGGGATCAAAAATTGTCTACCGACACACTAAAAGCACATGAGACTGTATTTATCAGCCGTGCCTGCAAAAGGGCTATGAAGCTGGCATATGCAGACCTTATCGTAATGAAGAAAGCATATTTGGAGGCAAAGACTTACTGGAAGGGTCCAGTCATCAAGGAAGATGAGAAGGAAAAAATAAAATCGGCATCAGAGCACTATTGGTACTGGAAGGGATCAGCCGACACCATTGAAAGCATAATCAGCACAAACCAAAGACATATGTTTGAGGAATTGAAGCAGATGGGGCTGGATAAAAAGATGCTGTACATTATGTACGGTGCAAAGGTGTACGCCGATTACTACGATGCAGTAGTGGCTGGCCTTGAGGAACCATTGGATTTTATGGTTAGCAAAGAGGTACCTGAAGATGATTAAAGAGCAACACATCAATGACTATATACGCTTCAGAACGGCTGTTGAGGCGGTGTCAAATGTTACTTGCGTAAAAAGGAGGCATATCCTTGGCAAAAGAAAATTCCGTCGCTATGCAGATGCAAGGCAGATGGCAATGCTATTAATAAGGCAGTCAACAAAGCTAACCTTCAAGGGCATAGGACGGCTATTTGACAGAGATCACTCAACAGTCATTCATGCGTTAAAATCTATACAAGCCGTCATGGACATATCGGAGGAGCATAGGGATAAGTTTAATCGGATTCTGGATGAGTACGATAGGCTAATTAAGGAACTGCAAAACACGGATTTTCTTGATCAATAAAACGAGCAAAACAAGAAAGCCATGCCAGATATATCCATGTGCCTCAATCACGAGTGCCACTTGGCTAAGGAGTGCTATCGCCATGAGGCAAAGCCAGGTGAGTGGCAATCGTACTCATACTTCCGCCCTAATGAAGTAGGCGAGTGCAACCACTTTTTGCCCATGTGGAAGACACCAAAAACTATCGCGAACCCGTCAAAAGTGACGAGAAAGCATAGAAAATGACGCTTATATCTTCAAATAGACGGAGTAAACTTTTCAATTAGACGCGAACGCGATGAAATAGCACTACACAAAAGCAACGACCTGCACTACAAACACGATTGTATACAAACATGATTGTATACCACATTCCAGAATAGAGAATGATTATCACCGTACTGCAAATATGGCTGGGCGAGGGATACCATTGGGGCTTTGACCTGATACGTATTGAGCCGATAGACCGCGCCCTCCTCTCCATCTACAAGTCC